CAAAAACAAAACCCCCCGCCGTAGGCGAGGGTTGAAAACGTGTGGCTGGTGGGGTTAGCGGGCGGCTATTCGTCAGCGGGGTAAAATATTTCTTGATAATCGTTGTTCGGCAGTACCTGGCCGGCCAGATCGGAGATCAGCGACATGGCAATCAGAAACTCGGAGGCGCTGCATTGTGCAGCCTGTGAAACATCGGCGATGAACTGGATGCGGGACAGTGTTACTTGTTGTTTATCCATAATTTCCACTGTTTTGCCCTCTCTTGAATATACTGTGTATTTATACAGTATTAAGCAAAACGCTAAAGGCGTCAATGGTTAGACTTATCATTTGTGCAGTAAAAATACGGCCAATCATTGATTAGCGGAAATTGTACAAGATGGCCGTCGAAACGGATTTTTCCGCCGCGGGCAAGCACCTCCAACTGCCAGCGTTGCGGTTCGATGCCCCTATCCCGAAGCGTGCGGGCAATATTCAGACACTGTTGCCGTTGTGGCGGTGTCAGCCGAGCTGAAGGTGCCGCCGGGGCCGGCAGTTGAAGGTGGCGTGTTCCACAGTTATTGCCAGAACTCCAAGGCGTTGCGGCGGCAAGGTTTTTAGCGACGATCCGCCATTGCACGGTGCGCGTTCGGTATACCCGTTCAGCACCCAAATGTGGTGCATAGATGCCGACAACTTTTGCTATGGGTTCATCATAAGCGTTTCGTGTTTCTGAGGCTTCACGCGCAACACGCACCCATTGGTGGCTGCGTGGCACATTGGTGCCGCCTTGCGCCTGTATGTAACCGGCAAAGTCACCGGCATCGGCAGCGGCGCGTACGGCTTCGGTGCCGGCGTCAAACTGCGGCGACAGGTCTTGGCCGCGGATGCGCCGACATTCGCGGTAGACGCCAATACTGGGCAGGCCGAAGGGATGAAACTGCGGGATGCGCCAGGTGGTGGCCCAGGCGCTGACCGCGCGGGCGGTATCGCTCAGCGGGGCACCGGTTTCGCGATCGATTTCTTCCTCCTGCGCATATCCATCGAGATTTTTGGCGACATATTTGGCCAGATAGGCGGTGGCGCCGCCGCGGTTGAGGTGTTTGCACTGGAAACGATGTTGTTGGGCGCCGGGTTCTTCCGCATCCTGCTGCAGGGCATAACGTTGCATGATGTCGATCACCGCCTGACGTTGCGCCTGCAGAGTGAACATCATCAGATGCCAGTGGGGCGTGCCGTCATGATGAGGCTCAACTACCCGCATACCGTAGACCTGCAGGCGACGATCCTTGAAAGCGGTACGCATTTTCCCCCACTGGGCCACTAGATAGCGCTGGCCGTCCTTTGGTGTGAAAGCTTGCCGTTGCCAGCACGAATTGAAACGCGTTTTGCCTCGTTCGCCGGCCTGCTGGACAGGGTGAAAGCAGGCCGGTGCCGTCAGCGTGACAAACAGCCCACAGTGACCGTTGCGGACGGCGTAGGTTTCTATACCGGCGAGGGTGTTCATCAATTCCATCCGCCGAATGGCGGGATTGGCGATGCTGCCAAGCACTTTTTCCATAAGATCGATGCGTTCACCCGTGGCGACGTTTTCCAGCTCACAACGATTAAGGTAATCGAGGTTCGATTGGCGCCGTGCGTTGACATCGTGTATGGCCTGCCGGCTGGCATAGGGTGACGCGTTGCTGCGGACGTTGCCTATCGCGATTTGCAGCGCCTCGCGCCACTGCATGCGCTGCATTTTGAGACGACGGATCCACCAGCGATCGTCGGTCAGACGCGACAGCGCCGCAATCGCCCGCTCGCTGTCCAACTTGCCTTTACGATAACAGCGCCAGTGCATGGGCTGGATATTGAAGGCGCGTGCCATCGTGGCAATTTGGCGATAGAGGCGACGCTGTATATCCGCGTGTAACAGGATTTCTACATTATTGCTGTGTTTCACCAGCAAGGCGTCACATTCACTCTGGTAGAGCGCAGAAAGTTGGCCCCCGATACGCCGCGCCAACTGCTCCAGCGCTTTATCGCCCAGTGTGGGCAGTGCGCTATAGCTGTCTGCTTCACTGCCAAAGTGCAGTGATTTTCGTTGATCCAAACCGAAATTATTATTTACCTGCTGAATGCGTGGCCATATCCGCCGATGGAAAACTCGCACCAGATAATGCCAGGCAGCATGAGCCCCCTTTTGGCTGAGCAGCTGGCGGTGGCGCTCAAGGAACGGCGTGCGCAGATAATAAGGTAGGTTATGAATACACTGCAGTATCGCTTGCCATTGGCGCAGTTGGTCGCGATTGAGCGCCGCTTCGCGCCCTATCGCACGACGTGGCGCGTTCCACGGATAGGCGTAATCATCAGACGCCGTGTGTCGTGTCGCAGGGGGATTTGCCGGTGGAAATGCCGCCGGCATGTTTTTAACGGTGGGCGACATGGCGTTGTTTGGCTTCTGTGATCTCCTGGCAGGTCACGCAGCGGCTAACGCCAGGAACCGCGATACGCCTCGCTGCAGGGATCGCCGCCTCACAATCGCTGCAAGAGAACGCCGAGGGCGTTGCGACCACCGGCCTGGCGTACGCGATTTGTTTCTCGAGCATCAATGCCTGGCGCTCCTGGGCCATATCAATAGTATCTGCCATAACATTTTCCTGGGATTGAATCGGGTGAATTTGGGCCGAGCGGTGCCCGGCGGGTTACAGGCCAGTTTTTTTCGCAAGGTTATTTTTTCTGGGTTAACAGACAGTCTGCTTCGCTGATATAGCGCGGTAACGATTGACTGAGCGAGATGAGCTCATTGAGTGCCGCGACGATTTGCCGCCGTTCGGCATAACCCATTTCATGAAATTTTAACCATACATGGCGCTCGGTCAGCCCAGCGTGAAAGCAAAACGTATGACGCACGTGCAGCGGAGCCGTGTTGTAGATCGCTTCGGCATGATTGGTTTGCCGGGTAAACAGTGTGCGGCGGATTTCAGCAATACGCCGCAGGCCGATAGCCCGTTGCTCCTCGCTGGCCAGCAGCATGGCACTCTCCTTATCTGATGTTTGATGGTTGCTTGCAAAAACAAGATGGTTTAACCGTCTTTCTCTGGCGCAATTTTGAGTCAATACACTGTAAACAAAGTCGTTGTGCAAGATTGTTGCCGCTTTACAGTATTTGCATTTTAATCAGTCATGTCGCATCATCTTAACTAAAGCGATCGACATGCCGAGCGACGGCGAATTGATGTTACTTTAAATCGCAAAATGCGACTTGTAAATGCAAATTTTATTTTAATCGGTGATGATATGCGTGAAGAAGCGACAAACAACAACACCTCCGTGGGAGCGGTGATTGAAAGAGTTCTTTCATCTTATGGCGTTGGCACGCAGAAGGAATTGAGTGAAATCCTTGGGATAGCGCCGAATAACATCAGTAGTTGGCAACAGCGGGGTAGCGTTCCCGGATACGTCATCATCAACTGCGCGTTGGCCACGGGGGCAGACTTGGCCTGGCTGATGACTGGTGAGTTTGCAAAATCAAAAAATAATCGCAAGCCTGCGTCATCTGCGCAAGGTAAAGTGCTTTACGATCGCGTTTTGGCTTCTGGCGGAAAAGGGGTATTGCGCCGCATTTTGGACGCTTATGGTTTCAATCTGCAAAAAGAGTTGGGCGACCTGCTGGGTATCTCTTCAGGCACGATGAGCACCTGGGTACGCCGCAACTATTTCCCTGGCGATATCGTGGTGACCTGTGCTTTGGATACAGGCGTCTCGCTGCTGTGGCTGGCGACGGGACAGGGTGAAATGTGGGGCGATGCCGCACCGGCGACACCGGTGTCAGGGGCTCGCACGATACCGAAATATCGCCTGCTCGCCGGGCAGTTGAAAGAGGTGGGGCAGTGGTCGGCAGACTGCTCTTTGATTCCTGATGGTGTGGCTCAACCGGCTTACGTTGATGGCGGGCGCGTATCCTGGCTGGTGGATCTGGCCGTTACGCATATCGCCAATGGCCGCTGGCTGGTGGACATCGACGGTAACCTGGACGTTTACGATATAGCGCGTTTACCGGGCAACCAGGTGCGGGTCAGCGGCAGCAACGTCGACTTCCAATGTTCCCCGGATGCGTTGAAAGCGCTTGGCATGGTCTGGTTAACGTTGACGCCGCAGGCATAAAAAAAAGCCCATCGATGATGGGCTTCGAGAGATTCTGGGCGGGGGGAGGTTACAGGCCGTAGACCAGCGTGACCGAGGTGGTGGTATCGGTGTTTTTCGGTGCGGAGGCCGGCGGTTTGCTGTTGTAGGTCACGGTGTAGGCCACGCGCAGTGAGAAGCGATCGTTGATCGCCACGTTCAACGCGCTTTCCGAGTTCAGCGTGGTTTCCTCGTTCGCCAGCGCGGAAACGCCCTGAATGAA